GGCAAATTATATAATTTATTTCCTTTGTTGAATTAAATGTTAAATGTTTGGATTAAAGAAAACAACAGTCTGCGTAAAACCAACTCAGTATGATCATCGCTGAGTTTAAACAAAGAGTCCCTATTTGATCGGGCCTAGCTCCTTGCTGGTCGTGTTCTTGTCGAACAGGTCTTTGGGGATAAGTCTACCTCGGTATTTCTAGACAATTAGTATATCCCGTTCAATTGTAACAATGACCTACTGAATTTCGGGTCTTTTGAATATTGAGTACAATCGATTTAGTTCCCTATGTGACTTCATAAGTGATGACTGAATATCAGATTTCACATATAAATCCACATCTAATTACTTTAATGTTGGTTGTTAGGGGTCAAACAACATTGGAATAATGCTTGAAGCGATACTCGCAATAGTATCCTTATTTTCCCAAGCTTTTGAAAGTAACCACTTCCCTGCTTTAAACAGAGGAGGAGTTGCAGTATCCAAAATTTCTTCTGGAATCTTTGCGTCTGGATTCTGTTAAACAGTAGACATAACTCCTGGTCTGGGATCTAGCTTAGTTTTTCTATTTTTAAACAAATTGTTTGCAAATGAATCTAATGGGTCAGCCCAGAATACGACATTTCCTTAGAAATTAGCTTGTAGAGTGAATTTAGCTAAGTTTCCATCGGCAATTGATTCAGCAGCGTTTTACAATATTACAAAGTTCACAAACTCACCAGAGAAAGAAGAGTCATCATATGATTTAATCCCTCCAATCTCCTATGATTGGTAAACTATATCGTTATTAACAACAGCAGTTCTCATATGAAAATTGGGTTCCATAACCTCAATATCTCCTGAGATCTCTATAAGTTAACGGAGAGACATACCAGTGAAACCTTATTACATTGAAGGAATTTGGCCATAATTCACTGTGCCTCTATAATAGCCTCCCACTAAATTAGCTGCTGGGGTAAGAATATCGAATTTAGCATGTCCTGCCCAAACGAATCCACCCTGTGAGAAACCTGTAGTGTTGGAGCCATATGTCTCCTACATAGATCTAGCCGATAAGACTTCCTAGAAAATCTCACGGGTGATCCATGCGTCATCAATATCAGCTGCCTTTATTTATTTTATCACAAACCCTCCAAGTTTGTGATCTGGTGTAAATGTACCAGGTTGACCTGAACCGGAAAATGCTGTGACCGAGGTTGAATACATTAGTAATGTGTACATTTCCGTTCCAAGTGGTTGTGAGTCTGCTTCGTTTAAGACATTGCATTCTGCGAATGCGTTTGAAACTTTAAATGTCATAGTTGGCAGAGGGGTCACATTCATGCCAGCTACGTATGCTGCATTATATGTGCCCGGACAGTTTTTAGTTATTTGCATAACATCCCATGCCGTATAAAGCTCCTTGGATGATGCCTGCTATGATATTCCTTAGATATATCTAGGCTTCGTCAAGGCTGAATGTTATGCTGGATTAGTCTTTTTCTTATGATACTGGTTCATCATCAGTTTTTTATTTTGTACTGTTTGAAGGCCCAGCACAGCCGAGTGCCAGTATGTTCATATGAGAGACTTCCACTACATTCTTATATGAAACTCCTAATCTACTACATATTTATTTGTCAAGTTTGTAGTCTGTAGGAGATACTGTTAAATAAGAACGGGAGAGATAGATAAATTTGTGTATTATTTCTAACTCTGCTTCGGTAGGGGTGACCTGTCCGATTTGTGCTTCAAGGATTTATTCTAACAATCTAGAAGATCTTTCAGATTTTACCTGCATATATATTGCGAGCCTGTGGAGGTAAGGTTTGCGCAACAATTCTAGATTCTTAGATGATACCATTTATTTTTAATGTAACAACTTGGTATAGTCTCTTGTAAGATTCCAACCATTCATTGTTCCGTCGGCAGAGAATGACCATTTTGAACAGAAATCCATTGATCTGAAATTTCCAACGATCACTTCTTTAACGCACTATCCTAAGCCCACTTGCTGCTATGTTTTATCCCTAGTAGTGTGTTATAGAATTAAGTCCTTAACATGTTAAGCAATGGACGGGTGTGCAAATACGACGATATCATCACCTGAAGCCATGACAAAGAAGCTCTTGTTTTCCCAAGGATATTGTCCTCTTGGTACTAACGATCTCAAATAGAACCACATATAGAATAGGCTTCTCAAAGTATTGCCTAATGTAGTTTTAACGGAAAGCCCCGAAAATGTAGTTCCATTGATATTGAGATATATCCAGTTTTGTTCTGGATGCGGGCTTCTATCACCATATTGCTTTCTGTACATTCTACGCACCTCTGGAGTCCACTGAGGCCCGCAGACTCCAGGGAGATTTACAAATACATGATTAGTACCAGTTGTGAGTGCTGTCATCATTCGTTCATGTATTAAATGTAGAGGTACTCTTCTCATATAATGAGGTAAAGACTCATATGTGTGAGAAAGAATTGATAAGACAATAGGTGAAATTAGTCACATGTATCAGTGGTCAACTGAGTCCTGGTTTACTCTCCATTAACTGCCATCGAATTCCGATCCATCGGCAGAAATTGTGACCCAGGTGTCTTAAACTCCATGTTGCATGGCATAATCCCGGATTTATGAAGAGTTTCGTGCATATACGAAACCAGGCGTATGAGCGGCAGTCCAACCTAGTATATGATGTTGGGTTGACTGCATCGGACCAAAAGCATCTTCAGATGGTGTCATGATATCCCTAGGCCGATCTTTGCGATCCATCAGGAAACCATTTACTATCCTAAGTATGCCGAGTTCCACGTATACCTCACCTGTTTTCACAACGGCTTTATAAGTACCGAGGAAGTTTTTATAGCTATGGTCAAAGAACATCCTGGCGATATTTGTGTAATACATGGCCATTTTGCCTCTAGACCATGCAGTTTATTACTACACATAGTCGAATAATGTATTAGAATCGCGCGTTAGATGAAATTCTTATATTTTCCTAGTATACATAGCATCCATGCTATCATTGACGAAAGCATCGAAAGCAGGGAGCATATTTTAATCTGGTTGTTGTCTGGCTCCCAACTATCTAATAAAGAATGCATATACTAAGTTCTACATGACCTTGTGGTTCCATTCATACGGCTTAGGGTTATGATGTCCTAATCTTACCGTAGAGCCACTTTTAGCTACGTATTTTTAGCTGATGTGTGATTCATAGTCCACCAGTTTA